TTTTCTGGAATGGCAGAGTATTCTCAAATGCAGAGTCAATTATCTCTAGCACGAAATATATTCAATACATCAAGTCAAGTTCGATTTAGCAGGCATCAAAGTAGATTATATTTGTATGTCAAATGGAATACAGACATCAAAGAAGGTGACTGGATTATACTAGATGCATCAGTTATTATAAACCCAGAAACTTATGTTGCTGTATATAACGATATGTTTCTAAAGAGATATGTTACAGCATTAATTAAGCGTCAATGGGGCGCCAACATGAAGAAATTCGAAGGCATGTTGCTCCCGGGCGGTGTTACTCTGAACGGTCAGACTATGTGGGAAGAAGCAACTACGGAAATCGAGAAACTCGAAACTGAAATGCAAATCAATTGGGAAGCACCTCTTGATTTCTTCGTTGGTTAATTACATCATGCTTCATTGGTCCGACCGTTAGAAATACTGAAGATGTGTGTTAGATATCAAGGATTGGAATTAGGGCCGCAAATTGCGGAAGTGAAACAAATGTGTGGCGGTGTGACGAAAAACAACACACCTCCTAAAAACACGATTAAAACGACTACAGGTTTATATGCCAACTAATCTATACTTATCACCCAAGGTTCGTTCTGAGCAAATACTTTTCGAGGACTTGATCATCGAATCTGTTAAGTGGGCAGGACAAGATATATACTATCTTCCTCGCAATATCGTCACAAGAGACGCGCTATTAAACGAAGACATAGAGTCTCAATTTGATGATGCATATATGGTTGAAGTTTATATCGAAGGAGCAGAAGGTTTTGAGGGTGAAGGTAATCTTATGTCGAAATTCGGCCTTGAAATAAGAGACGAAGCAACGTTTATCGTCGCGAAGCGAAGATGGGAACAAATGGTTGGTTCGTTTGAAAATGATGAACTCCAATTACGACCGAATGAAGGTGACTTAATTTACTTGCCTTTGTCTAATAGTTTCTTCGAGATTTCATTTGTTGAACATGAAATGCCTTTCTATCAACTGTCAAATCTACCCGTGTATAAAATGCAGGCACGATTGTTTGAAATGAGCGGCGAAGAATTTGATACGGGTGTTGCTGAAATTGACGCAGTTGAAGTTAATGCACATGCAACACAATTCAAACTTGGTGTTATAACAGGAACTTTCATTGAAGGTGAAACTGTATTGCAAACTTTGCAAGCATCACCCCTGATTACTATCAAAGCAGAAGCGTCTTACGTCAAAGCAGACACTATGGATATGCGAGTTATTGACATTGAGACTAACGATGGATTATTTCATTCATTCATTACAGGGGCAACAGGCCTTAATTTAATTACAGGTTCGGTTTCTGGTGCCACGGCAAACATAACAGAAGTATTCAATATTGGAACTTCTAGTGTGGATGGAACATTTCCAAATACTGTGGATGCACAGAACTTTACTTTCGAAAAAGAAGGTGATGCAATAATTGACTTTTCAGAAAGCAATCCATTCTCCGAAGGTAGTGTATAATGTTTAATGGAATTCATTTTTATCATGAAACTATAAGAAGATCAGTTGCAGTATTCGGCACATTATTCAACGACATTACAATACTTCGAACAGATAATACAGGTGCTGTTAAGAATATAACAAAGGTTCCTTTATCCTATGGGCCGAAGAAGAAGTTCCTTGCTCGCATAGATCAACAGGCAGATTTAAATGACCCGAAGATAGCGATTAAATTGCCTCGCATGTCTTTTGAGTTGACTTCTCTTGCCTACGACCCAAATACTAAGATGCAAAAAGGCACGAAGCAATCCATTTCAAATCCCACACCCACAGATGTATTTAAGAAGAAACGAATACTCGGGCCTGTGGGTTATAGAATGGGAATTCAATTAAATCTAATGGCAAAGAATCAAGATGATGCTTTGCAGATCATTGAACAGATATTGCCATTTTTCCAACCTGATTATACAGTTACTATAAAGCAGTTAAGTGATAAAGTCAAAACGGACATGCCATTCGTTTTGAATAGTGTTAGTATTGCAGACGATTATGAAGGAGACTTTAACACAAAACGAACTATAGTATACACCCTCGATTTCGAGACAAGGGTGAGATTCTATGGTGAAATAAGTAACAGTGCGATTATAAGGAAAACTGTAACAGACTTTAAAGATTCCACATCAAACAAACTCCTTGAAAAACAGATTGTTGTTATTAACCCATTCCTTGCCGACCCAGACGAAGCGTATACTATAAGTGTTGATAACAACATTGGATCCGTATCAGAAACAGTCACACTTGCGGTTAGCAACGGCGCTTTGTTTTCTGTTAATGATATCATCATTGGTACCACAAGTGCGAGTGTCGGTCAAATAACTGCGATAAATATTAATAACTTAACGGTTTCTTCACCTAGTGAAGTGTTCGCCGTGGGTGAAACTATAACAATTCAGGGCACTGCAACAACAGATACGGTTGCGAGCGTTACTGAAAATTGGTAATAAATGATGTCTATTGATGAAAAAGATTTGGGTGATGATTATGAATTTGCTCGGAAACAATATTATGATTTAGCAGAAAAGGGCACCGAAGCTATTGATCTTATGATGGAACTTGCCAAGAACTTAGAACATCCTCGGGCATACGAAGTACTTGGTACTCTCATGAAACAGAATTCCGAAGTTGCAGAAAAGTTGATGGAACTTCAAAAGAAGAAGAAAGATATTGATACGAAACCCATACAGCCAGGTCTAAACGGTCCTGATAGCGCTGGAAATACAACCAACAATCTGTTTATTGGTTCTACAGCGGACTTGCAAAAAGCTTTGCAACAAATAAATGATGGAGAAACTATTGAGCATAAACCAACCACCCCAAGTAACCGCACTATCTGAACAAACATATCTTGGTAATTCACAGGTAAAGCGTGCTGGAGTTGTAACTAACTTCACTGCACATCAAGTGACGGAATACAAGAAATGTATGGCAGAACCGGCCTACTTTGCCCGAAACTATCTTAAAGTAATCCATCTAGATCGCGGCCTGGTCGATTTCGACTTGTATGATTATCAAGAAGAGATGTTTGATCATTTCAATTCAAGCCGTTTCTCTATAGTTCTGGCCTGTCGACAATCTGGCAAATCCATATCATCCTGCGCTTATCTGCTTTGGTATGTTTTATTCCATGCCACAAAGGTCGTGGCAATATTGGCAAATAAGGGTGCTACTTCGCGAGAAATGCTTTCTCGCATCACATTGATGTTGGAAAATGTCCCATTTTTTCTACAACCCGGATGCAAAGCGCTAAACAAGGGTTCGATTGAATTTGACAACAACTCTCGTATTGTCGCTGCTGCAACTAGTGGAAGTTCAATTCGTGGCTTGTCTATTTCACTTCTATATCTTGACGAATTTGCCTTTGTTGAGAACGATGTTCAGTTCTATACATCAACATATCCTGTAATAACATCTGGTAAAACTTCGCGGGTTATTATTACTTCAACAGCAAACGGACTTGGAAACTCATTTCATAAGTTGTGGGAAGGTTCAGTTCAGAAAGTAAATTCATACAAGAATTTTCGTGTTGATTGGTGGGATGTCCCAGGTCGAGATGAAGAATGGAAACAAGAAACAATTCAGAATACGAGTGCGCTACAATTCAGACAAGAGTTTGGCAATGAATTCATCGGTTACGGATTAACCCTGATTGATGGAAACAAGTTATTAAGTCTACGCAAAGCAGAACCCGTGTATACGCAGGGTAATGCTAGTGTATACCACAAGCCAGAAATCGATCATGCTTATATGTGCTTCGTTGATGTTGCACAAGGTAGAGGCCAAGATTATTCAACGTTTAACATTATAGATATAACGTCTCGGCCTATGAAACAAGTTTGTGTGTTCAGAGATAACATGATATCACCCCTGCTATTTCCCGATGTAATATATAAGTATTGTAAAACCTACAACGGAGCATATGCGGTCATTGAGAGCAACGATCAGGGCACTCTGGTTTGTAATGGGTTATATTACGAACTAGAATACGAAAATGTTTATATGGAATCCTCAGTTAAAGCAGATTCTCTTGGTATTAAGATGACCAAGAAAGTTAAACGTATTGGTTGTTCAAATCTGAAAGATATGATAGAAGAAGATAAACTAGAAATATTTGACGAAAACACCATTATCGAAATGTCCACTTTTGAAGCAAAGGGAAGTTCGTACGAAGCAACTAATGGTCATCACGACGATTTAATAATGAATCTAGTTATGTTTGGTTATTTTGCATCGACTCCATTCTTTCAATCGTTGACTGACATAAGTCTTAGAGATATGCTTCATTCCGAGAACATGAAGATGATTGAAAATGAAGTTATACCCTTTGGATTTGTCGATGATGGAATGGATAATGACGGCTATGGAGTTGACGATTCAGGCATCATGAACTCCTCGAGTTGGTAATTCTTATAAATATAATGGTAAATTGAAGATAATCGCATTATGAATCTTACTATAAACTCAAATGAGGAATTACCCTAATGGCATTTCAAGTATCAGCAGGCGTTCAAGTCAAGGAAATTGACTTAACGAATGTCGTACCCGCAGTATCTACATCGATAGGTGCTTTGGTTGGCGACTTCTCGGCGGGTCCGATTGGCGAAGTAACTACTGTTTCATCAGAAACAGATATGGTTGCTAAGTTCGGTCAACCAACCACCGCAAATTTCACCCCATTCTTTCAAGCTGCAGCATTTCTAAAATACGGAAATTCATTAAGAATTGTTCGTGCTGCAAAGGCATTACAAGTAAATGCAACTGGTTCTGGAACTGGCTTATTAATCAAAAATCTATCACATTACGAAGACAATTTTAAGGCTGGTGAAGCTTCTGTTGGTGTCTGGGCCGCTCGTGCTACAGGAACTATCGGTAACGGAATCAAAGTTGAAGTTTGTCCTGCGTCAGACGCCGCATGGGCCGTTTGGACAGGTTCTGCTGCTCGATACGACAAAGAATTTGATTCTAAACCTACTTCTTCTGCTTACGCGGTTGCTCGTGGTGGGTCTCTTGATGAAATGCACATTATCGTTATAGACACATTGGGTACAATCTCAGGAACACCTGGAAACGTTTTAGAAAAATTCGCATATGTTTCTGCTGCTTCTGATGCAAAGAAAACTGATGGTACTTCTAACTACTATATTGAAGTTATTGCTTCAACATCAGAATACATCTACTGGCTTGATCACACTACTGCTGTCGATGCTGGCACTACAAGTATAACTGATTTTACTGCTGGAAGTACAACCGAAGTTACTACTCTTAGTGGTGGTGTTGAAGGTTCTGCTGCTACTGCTGGTGAATTATCAATAGCACTTGATATGTTTGCCGATGCTGAAACTGTTGACATTAACTTGTTAATCGCTCCAGTTGACGTTAACGGTGTAACAACCCTGGGCGCTAAAGTAATTACTTTGGTTGAAGGCCGGAAGGATTGTGTTGCTTTTATATCACCACCAATCGCAGATACAGTTAATGCTGCAACTCCTGCTGCAAACGTTTTAGGATATTTTAACGCACTTGCATCTACTTCATATTCTGTTGCTGATTCTACTGCTGTTAAAATCTACGACAAATATAATGATCTTTATCGTTGGATTCCTGCTAACGGACATACCGCAGGTCTTTGTGCTTATACTGATGGTGTTGCCGATGCATGGTTCTCGCCTGCTGGATTTAATCGTGGTCAGATTCTGAACACAGTTAAGATTGCATATAATCCTACAAAAGCGGAGCGTGATGATCTTTATAAGGGTCGTGTTAATCCAATTGTTTCATTCCCAGGCGAAGGCACCATTTTATACGGTGATAAAACAATGTTGGCTCGTCCATCTGCGTTTGATCGTATCAATGTTCGTCGTTTGTTTATCGTCCTCGAGAAGGCTGTTGCAACTGCATCTAAATTTCAACTCTTTGAATTGAATGATGAGTTTACTCGCGCACAATTCAGAAATATGGTTGAACCATTCTTACGAGACATCAAAGGTCGTCGTGGATTAACAGACTTCAAAGTTGTATGTGATACTACAAACAACACTGGTCAGGTTATCGACACAAATAACTTTGTTGCTGATATTTACATCAAGCCTGCTCGATCAATTAACTTTATTACATTGAACTTCATCGCTACTCGTACCGGTGTTGAATTCAGTGAAATCGCTGGCCAATAGGAGAATATATCAATGGCAACTTTAGGCGTAGACGACTTTAAGTCGAAATTAAAGGGTGGCGGTGCTCGGGCTAATATGTTCCGAGTTACTTGTAACTTTCCAGGATATGCGGGCGGTGACCCCGAACTTGCATCTTTCCTTATCAAAGGTGCTTCACTTCCAGCATCAATCATTGCACCAATCATGATTCCTTTTCGTGGTCGTCAACTGCAAATTGCAGGCGATAGAACTTTCGAACCTTGGACCTTGACGGTTATCAATGATGTTGAGATGAGTGTTCGTAACTCGTTTGAGCAATGGATGAATGGTATCAACCAACATAACAATAATACAGGTTTGAGCAATCCTACCGATTATTCAGCTGATATGGTTGTTGAACAACTAAACAAAGAAGGAGTTGTTACTAAGACTTACAATATCCGTGGATGTTGGCCTTCAAATGTTTCTGCTATCGATGTTAACTATGATAGTGAAAACACAATTGAAGAATTTACAGTTGAATTACAAATCCAATATTGGGAAAGCGGTTCAACAAGCTAGACGTTATAAATAATAGAAACATATGGGGAGGGTTCGCTCTCCCCTTTCTATAAAAGAGGTATTGTATAATGGCACTAGATTTATTTGGTTTTGAAATAGTACGGAAAGACAAAGGCAAGAAACCTGTACAGGATAACAAGTCTTTTGTTCCGGCTTTAAGTGATGACGACGGCGGTTATGTCGTTGATGCTGGTGGGCATTATGGGTCGTTTTTAGATCAAGACGGCGGAAAAGCAGAAAACGAAAAAGAATTAATTCTAAAATATCGTGATATAGCAATGCAAGCAGAGTGCGATGCAGCTGTGGACGATATTGTAAACGAGGCAATAGTATCGGATGATTCTTCATCTCCCGTTAGTATTATACTCGACGATTTAGATCAACCAGATCGAATCAAGAAACTTATAAGAGACGAATTCGAATATATCGGCGAATTGCTGAATATGAATTTTCAAGGACATGACATATTTCGACGTTGGTATGTTGACGG